AAGAATGCTTGTTGCCAGTTCATTGTGCCTTTTGTGTAATGAGCCTTGCGAATGTCCATCAAGTGTCCACCTTCAAAGCCTCGCAGGATACGGCCTAATTTGCCCCCTGAAGCCTCTGTAAAGGCTGATTGACCTGCTCTGTGAGTATGTCCACAGATAACGCTTAGCCCATGCCTACGGGCTGCTTCTAGGGCTGTAAGACCAGGAGTCGGTTTAATTGGTTGCTCATCTCCATGCACTGCAACATACCCCTTAGCGATAGGGAATGGCTTCTTATGGTATGAGATACCCAGTTCATCGAGCTTCATAAACTTCTCGAACTTTAACTCTGGCAATGACAAAAATGCCGGTATTTTATTCATAATCACGTTATACAAGCGATCAGTATGATTAGACCTAATCATGTGGGCTTCTTTGGCGTGCTGTGTCAATTCCCAAAGGACATCGACTGCCATGTCACGATCCGCAGCTAGTGTTTGCTCGTACCAGCCCGGTTTATTTTCTGTCCATCGGCTGATTTGTGGGAGATCGATTTCATCTCCAAGAGTAACGACAGCATCAGGGCGAAACGTCTTAACAAAATTAGAAACATTCTTGACTGCTACTTCATCGTGATAAGGGACTTGTAAGTCTGGTATTACGATGGTTCTCTTCATTAATCCTCGTCATCGTCAGGATAAAAGTCCGGCATATTGCTGGGATTATCGTTGATGCGCTTAGGGAGTATCCAGTCAGGATAAGAGAATGGATCCATAAGCATCGACATGCAGATGTCTGTGGCAAAGCCAGCCTTGCGCAAAGCTTTATAGTATTCGTTTAACCCAATACAGTAAGCCTCTAGTGGAGTGTAACCCTGATCCTCTATTGCTTTAGTTTTGCGCGCGGCCATGCTTTAGTTTACCGCTCTAAAAGTATGTTGTAAATCTCATCGACTCGCGAGTTTAGTCGCTTAATTTCGCTGAGTAAGTGTGTGATCACATAACCAGCCAATCCACCGATCGTCACAAGAGTGGCAATATAGAGCTGAAAGAACTCGCCCTGTGTCATTTTCTTCCAAGAGTATCTTTTGGATCGAGGTATCTCAATACCGGTGGAATGATCGAAGCAATGCCAGCAGCAATAAGAGCCTTTGGTTCTGTTACTCCAGCTGCATACATTGAGATAATCGCAACTAAGAATGCTCTGCCCCAAGAGCCTAACGCGTTTTGTAGATCTTTCATTGTGTTCCGCCAATCATAGGTATTTGAAGAAACTCACCATTAAGGTCAGCCTTTTGCGTAAACGAGATATGGCAGTGGTGATTATGTTTGTTGATGCCTGTGTATTTACGCCACTTCCAAGCGAGTTTTGAACTGGCAATTTTGCCGTCAAAGATGATGTAGCTGATGCGCTTTGACTTATCAGACTTTGCAAAGACACGAATCTGATCCGCAAGATCTGGCATGAGGTCTGGTTTAGCCTTGCCTGAAAGATCTCGATCGACATCGATGGCACGAACCCAGCCGTTAGCATCAGGATTGTGATCTGAAGGGCGCGCGCTGTGTCGAGTATCGCCGATCCAACCATCAGAAGTTCGATCTCGATCTCCGAAGGTGTCGTCAATCTGTTCTCTTAACTGGATTGCACACTTGGATAATTTAGGCTTCATTTGCCTAATTTAAGCCCTTTAGGGATTGGCTTTGAATAAGACCATTTGGCAATGTATTGAACTCCATCACCATCGTCACGAAGCATTATTGAGCCAGTCCCATCAAACTCATCTTTGCCAGTTGCTAGTTCTGGATATTCAGTAACGATCAAATTGTAGAGATCCATTTATGCCCCCAAGTAAGTCATTGAAAAGAAATTACCGTCATAACCTGTTTGTGTGGTAAGAGTTGAACCGCTGTCTTGGTAAGCCATAGTTTCAACATAATCCCCTACGGCTAAATAGTAAGGCGATGTAAACAGTTCGCTTTGAATACCATTCACGCTACCTACAATTACAGTTCTACCAATTGCCGTAGTGCCATTGATCTGTAACTGGATTTGGCGAACGCCACCAGAAGCAGCTGGCCAAAATACAGCCCCAGTTATATCGTAATAACCAGCCTTTCCAGCTGGCACAGTCATGCGAGATGTATTGCTAGATGTTGAATGATACCCACCCACATCATAAGTTTCAGTTTGATAAACTAAAGCAGTAAAAGTACCGGTGGAAATAGCTTGTCCGGTATTTGGCACTGCTCGACAGCCAGAAAATGAAGCTGCGCCGCCGCCAACAGCAACCCAAGTTGAACCTGAGTAAGTCATTACTGCATCAGTGTCTTTTAAGTAGCAGACATTGCCTTCTTGTGGGCTAGTAACAGCCGCATCGCGAGCAGCAGCTGAAGCGAATGTCCAGACTCCTTGCATTAAGTATCCGTTTGTGTCTGCGGCTGTGAGAACATCACCTGTGGCGAATGTCTTGAAGCCTAATGGTGCTCCCATTTGATCTCCTTAGTAAGAAAGTGTGTTAGTGCCTAGTATCCCATAATTTGTTCCAATAATGAACGAATCAATGATGGGTTCTAGGGTGGTTAATGTGGTTTTCCAAGCACTTGGTTTGATGTCATGTGACACGCCAAATACCTGCAAAGTCTTAGTTAGGCTCGATGAGCCAGGTTGAGTCGTAGTTACTGTAATTGGATCAAAAAAGTCAAGATCCAAAGCGGCAGTAATGCCAGCATCGTAATTGGCAGTGTAAAGATCCAAAGTAACCTGATCGCATCGTATAGAAGTTTCTTGCCTTGAGGCGACGAAGGCTTGCGCATTGTTTAGGGCTTCTGCATCTGTTTCCATGAGCAGGTTCTGCTCTTGATATGAGTGAAGAAAATACTTATCGATCGAAGCTTGATTGCTGGCCACTTGCGCCACGCCGCCCGTTCTGGTGATGCTTGCTTTGTTAAAAACCAAAGTATCGTCCAACTTCCAAACTGCATTGTTATACGAGATCCCAGTGCCATTATCATTGAAATCAACTGGTGTGCCAGCAACGCTTGAAGAAGTAAGGGCGCGGTCTTGGAATACTAGATTGCCGAATGCATCCATATACAAAGAACCATATTCGGTACTTGTGACTGTCTGCATTGCGCCAAGAGAAGTTCTTAAAGTTCCGGGGTCCGCTTGCAATGTGGTCTGGCCAGTGTCAATATCTCTCATGCCTGAAGGCCAACCTACTGCGTCAAGCAACTTGGCAATTCTAGTGCCACTTGTCTGACCAGCTGAAGTTGAGGCAACAGAAGTGATCTGTGCATTTTGAAAAAGTCTGAATCCGTCCACTGCCTGAATGGTTGTGTAAACAACTTCACCAACATCTTTAGGAGTAGTTGTATCAAATGAAGTTATGTAGCCTGCAAAAATTGGGTAAGTAGTTCCATTCCAAGTTGCAGTAATTGTTACCTTGCGCATTGGGTTTAAAAGACCCGTGTAGGGCGAGGCTGGGTTCATTGGGTTGAACGCGCCTGTCTGATCAATGATTCGAAGGCTCATTGTGCCAGTCTGGAATACATCTGAAAGAGCTGTGCGACCGCGTGTAGTTTTAATTGAATCAACGAGGCTAGATACATCAACTGTGACTGCTGTGCTATCGGCTAAAGCATTCACGCCAAGCACGCCAGAATCAAGGATCATAGGCGAGGCAAAGCCAGCACCTGTCGAAAAGTTTATGATCGCATTGATTACTGGAATTGTCATGATTAGCCGTTATCTATATTCACGGCACCTGGACGATAGGTATTTGTGCCATTTGTATTAGCAACAACTAAAGCATCACCGACTGCTTTGACGAACTCTTCTTGCATAATGGTAGTGCCATTGTTATTAACAATAACTGTAACTGGTGCTGGTTGAGATTGAGGTATTGTATTTTGTAAGTAACTTGGCAATGAGAATCCAAAGCCACCAGTATTGCCACCAAGACCCGCAAAAGGATTATTGGTTGCTGGTGGTTCTGGAATTGGATCTGCAACGATTACTGGAATTGGGTCAGGATTGTTAGTTGTTGGCGGTACAGGAGTAATTATTTCAATTGCGCCTTCACCAGTTTTGGGAATGTTAATCTTGGCAGTACCGCCCACGCTGCTAGTAGGCATCTTTGCAATAGCAGCCAAAGTTAATGCAATGCCTTCAAGAGTCGTTAGCCATGCAGCGAAGGGGTCTGCCAATGGCTTAATGCCATTGATCTGCCCTTGTAAGGCTGCAGTGGCTCGCTGTGATGCTTCTAGTTTCTTTTGTAACTTATCGGCAAGATCAGCATCTTCATTAAGGATAGCGCGTTGCAGTTCTAGGCGTAACTTTTCTTCATCTGAAATCTTGCCTTTAAGTGCCGCTTCGATCTGAATCTTATCGATGTCAAACATCGCGCCAGCCTTGGCCAATTTAGCGGCATTATCAGCTGCATTCTTATCGGCTTTAACCTTTGCAGCAGCTGCTAACTTATCTGCTTTAGCCTTTGCAGCAGCTGCTTTCTTTGCTGCTTCTTCTGCTTTCTTGGCCGCAATCTCTGCTGCTTTACCAAAATCTGTTGCACCCGTAACACTCATGCCTAATTGGAAGGGTGCAGTCTGTCGCTTGGCCATATCTGAAAGTGCTTGTTGTGCGTCAATTAAAAGCCCTAATTCTGGTCTTAATCTTTTTAATATACCTATATAGTTTTCGAGTATAAGACTAAACCCTTTACCAGCTACAGGTATGTCTTTAATCTTTTGAATAAACAATGCTAGGCCAACAATTGTATCGCTAATTTCTTGCGATAGATCAGCCATGGCTTTTGTAATTGGTTCGATGCCAGTGTTAGTGCCAGAAAGAATCTTAAAGGCATCGACTAAGCCTTTACCAATAGTTTCTTGAGCCTCACCTGCAGCAGTTGTAAGGATCTTCATCTGTCCAGTGAATGTTTGAGCAGCAGTTGAGGCAGATCCAGCAAAAGTCTTGGCAAGTTTATCGGTTACATCTTCAAACTTAATGGTCTTTAATTGTGCTGCAGTTAAACCTAACGCGTACTTCTTTAATCCTTTAGTGTTGCCAGATTGTGCTGCAGTTAAATCTGAAACAACAGTTTCAAGGCTGACTCCAGATCCAGCAGATACATCAAGGGCAAGACCTAGTAACTCTTGAGACTTAGAAACTGACCCAGTCACCTGCAAAAGTTTCTGCATTGCCGGACGAAGGTTTTCATCGACTTCACCTGTAGCAGCAGATAACTTGGCAATGAATGCTTCCACCGCTGGATTCTGAAATTGAAGTCCAAGATTTTTCATCGTGTTGGCTAGGACTGCAGCTGACTTCTCATCTTCTGCAAAGGCTTTTACTGCAGCCTTGCCAAAATCAAGTACCGCTTTTGCTGAGAATGCAATAGCAAGTTTCTTGCCAAGGCCACCAATAGCACTTTCTAAACCGCTGGCACTTTTACCAGCTTTATCAAAGGCTTTCTTGCCAGTGAACTCAGCGGCTACATCAATGACTATATTAGGCATTAGCTACGCACCGTCGCTCTCGCATTGAGTAATTGCTTAGCTTTTTCAATAGCCTTAAGAACTCCATCTTGAGCCTTGCCGCTATCTTCTTCAAAAGCACGATATAAAGCGCGGCCTTCCATCTTGTCGCGGCCTTTCATAACTCCAGAGTATTTTGAGTTTAGATTCTGTACGAATTTAGAACTTGGAGTTTTGCGGCCAGCAGTTTCATAAATTGCACCAGCAGCAGTTTTGTTTACTAAACGGGCTAAAGATCTGAAACCTTTGCGATTAGGCTTTGAAGGTGTTGTTTTGTAACCGATACCAGCCTTAGCCATCTTTGCAGTATAAACAGGAAAAGTACCTTGGCTATTTTCTCTTGGTCGCCAATTACTTAACACTTGACTATCAGAAGGCATATAGCCCCGAGCCGCCTTCACAACGGGCTTCAGGGCTATCGCCATGTCTTTTGGTAATTGCTTGGCTAAATCAGGTGTGAAATCTTTCAAGGCTTTACGAAGTGCGATTGCGCCCTTTACTGCGACTGGCATCTTTCATCTCCTTGTTTCGATCTTTCATAGCCTGTAATAAAGCCTTGAACATTCTCGAATCAAGTTCGAGTAAGTCGTTAGGCGCGATACTCGTTTCTAGACTTAATCTTGCGACCAAGTAAGTGAAAGAGTCACGCCCTATAATTCCGGGTCATCATCTAGGACTTCCACTTTTGAAAGTGTGTCTAGAAACTCTGCACCGAACATCTTGACAGTTTCACCGCTACGGCGAATGCACTCCCAAGCTAGCCAATACACATCACTCTGTTTTTCATCGTCACGAAAGGCTTTATGAAAACCCTTCTTGGCGTAAACCTCGAATGCGTATTCGATCGATGGGGTTATCTGATGATCAGATACAGAGCCATCTGCCCTTGTGATCTTTAGCTTTGCCATTTGTTAGCCCTTTTCTTTAGTAGTTAGATTATGACCAAGTACCAGTTGAAGCAGTTGCACTCTTGCTGTTGCAAGTAAAGGTTAGATCCATCATACCTTCATCGCCGACTGCGCCGTTAATGTCTGTGATGTTATCAACCAAGATTGTGCCTGAATAAAGCAAGTTAGTTGCTGAAATAGCAGCTGAAGAATCTTGAACTGCTTGCCATGCAACAGTTGTGCCATAAGCAGCCTGAAGGGTTGCTAGAACATTTGCTGCTGCTGTGTCGTTCAAGAATGAAACTGTGATGGTATCTGCAGATAATCCGGTAACAAACTTATGAGCTGTGTCGCCCATTGCAGTTACTTCAATCTGATCTGACTGACGATTAAGTGTGAACGCAGTTACATGGTCGGAAAGATTGATAGTGGCAATCTTAAAACCGACTTTGTTATTTAGAAAAATTGCCATGATTATTCTTCTTCCTTCTTAGTAGTTACTGGCTTTGGTGCTGTGGTGATCTGACCAATCTTCTTCAAGAAGGCTAGATCCTCTGGTGTTAGGTCTGACATATTAACTCCAACTTGTTAGGATTGATACGGACATCTCGCAGCTGAGCAGATCACCTGATGCAGCATTGAGAACGCTTGGGGCAGATATACTGCCTACATTATAGGTCAAAGAACTAGCAGCGAGTAAATTAAACACTCGAACCACATTAGTTTCAATGCCGTTTAGATTGCCTTCGTTATCAAATAAAGGCACAGTAATAATAATCTTAAAGTTAGCCAGTGCGCTTACTGTGTTGCGCGAGTTGTTGCTCGGGGCGAGATACGGATCGTCTGGGCTTACGATAACTGAATTGGCAAGAACTACTGAGGGCGGGAATGCGAAAGTCTGCCAAAGTGAGTTATCAACTAACGCGGTTGCTAGCGTAGTTCGAAGTGTTGTAACTGATGATGGCATTAGCCCACCATTGAGCGTGGGTCTAGCGCGTGCGCGATCAATCCTCTTACCTTAGCGAGCAGCTGGGCTGACATTCGATAAGGTGAGGGCTGGAAATCTACGGAGTTAGAACCAGTCAAAGTGCTGGTTCTTGCTTGCCAGATCTCGACAGCTATCATGAGAGCCGCTTGCTGGACAGCCATATCGAGTGTCCAGTCTGTGTAAGTTGTAGTTGAAACAGATCCATAAGGATAGATTGGGTGATACGCCTGGGCTGTTGCATGAGCGGTAGCCACAGTAATTGAGTAATTGCCCATCGATGTAATTACTTTACTGCCATTGTATGAACTACCTGAATTGGCGATTGTTACAGTTTGACCAACATAAAAGGTATCTCTAATTGGATCATTAAAGTAAAGAGTGCCTTCACCAACTATATTCTCATGAGCTACAGAGAACCACTTGGGAGCCCATAGCATTGGGATAAGGACTGAATCACTAGCATCACATACTTCTTGGATTGTCGCGTCTGGGTAT